CTACCCATCTTCTTGAGTACAGCGAGCGCATTTTCAACACCAGCAGTGTCCATACCTGAGTCAATAAGCTCGTCAATGAACAACAAGTTGATGCCTTGATACAACGATTCCCAAACATCACGGAATGCAAAACTCATGCCTAGTATCAGCCTGTTGCGTTCGCCTCTAGATAAGTTATCAAAGTCCAAGTCTTGTCCTAGTTGTGTAATCTCAACTGACAAATCATTTTGGAATTCTACTTGATGTGGTAAGCCTAGTTTGTCTAAATAGTATGTGAGCCTATTGTTCAAGTACGCCAAGTTCTGATCAATGATCTTTTTGCGGATGAACGAGTCTTTGTTTGTCAAAAGTTTCAGTAGAAACTCTTGATGTTCACGCAAGTTGGTAAGATCATTTACAGGTTGCCAATCAATTTCTTGTAGTGCTGTTGTCTTCAAGTCCTCAATTTGTGCTTCGTAAGGATCTTCTTCTTGCGTTTTACTTATCAGTGTTTGTTTTAAATTATCTACATTGTTTCTGTGTTCATATGCTTCTTTGGCACTCTCATAAAACGTGTTAGGACGTCCGTTGATGTCACCAATTTCGTTGAGAAACTCCATAGTTGCTTCTAATTTGTCAGCAACTTCTGTTTGATAAGCAAGTGCATCACTTAATTCTTTTTGTTTTTTAGTTTCGATCTCTGCTTTCTTGTCTGCATGAAGCGTTTGACCGCAAGTGTAACAAATAGCATCGTCAAGTTCTTTGATATCCTTTTCTGCTTTGTCAACACCTTTGGTTGCTCGCATCAATGCTGTTTCCAGTGTTGCTTTCTCTTTGTTCAAACTAGTTATACGATTATTCAATTCTGTCCAGTTGGTAAGTTTGTCGTGTGCTTCTAATTCTGCATCAATATCTAGTTTTTCTAGTTCTTCAAGTGCAGTTTGCATTCTATCTGCATCAGTTTTGCGTTTTGCAACCCAAGCACGTTGTCTTCCAGCAAGTGTTTCAATACTTTGTTCGATCTTTTTGTTACTTGCTTCTATTGCATTGATCTTTAGTGTTTCTTCTGTGATAAAGTCTTTGGTTTGTTTAACTTTTTCCTTCAACAAGTCTGCTTTTTCAGTAAGAATGGTAATACCAAGTAGCTGTTCAATGATTGCACGTTGGTCATTTGCTCTCATACTGAGAAAAGGCTCTGTGTAAGTGTTGAGTGCAACAATATGTTTGAACATATCGTGACTCATATCTAACAAACTGTCAATATCTTTTTGTGTTTGACGACTATCGCCTTGTGATTCGTCAATATCTTCTTTTTGTTCGTGGTCATTTATGTAAAACTTGAGAACATTTGGCGATCGACCACGTTCGATCCGATATTGATTGTTGCCTTTCTCAAAGTTAAGGGTAACCAACATGCCTTTGGAATTGGTCTTGTTAATAAGATTGTTCCGTTTGATGTTGGTTAGTGCTTGGCCGTACAAGGCGTAGGATAATGCATTGATTATCGTTGTTTTACCTGTACCGTTGCGTGATCCTGTATCGTCACCTCCTTGGTCTAAGTTTTCACCAAGCACAAGAGTGAGTTGCTCCTTGTTGAAGTCAACTGCTTGGGTAACATTACCCACACTCATAAAGTTTTTTACTGTTAGGTCTTTAATTTTAATCATACTAGCTCGTTGTATATGTCTAATAACAGTTTTTTGTTGAACTGTTCGCTGTCAATTGCTTGGATTTCGTTGCTAACAATTTGATCTACGCTTTCAAATTGTTCAATATCCAAGTCTGTGTTGATTTCCTCAATGTGTTTCTGGGGAATCAGTGTGATCTCTCTACAGTTGTATGTGTCAATAAACGTTTCTTTGATGTATGTCGCTTCTTCAAAGCTGATATCGATATCAAGTGTAACTCTTAGGTACATGCTTGGCTTGATCAGTGTGTCTTTCTCATCAATCAACTGTGATAACTTGACTGTACGGTACTTAGGACAGTCTGGCCAGTTGATATACTCTGGTTCTGCATCGTTCTCACGGTCCAGTATCATCATACCACGGTCGTCATCCCAAGCATCTGCATAGTTGTGTGGGAAAGCATTGCCGATATAGTGGATCTTACCCTGCCGTTGTCGCTTGTGAAAGTGGCCACTAAACACATACTCTTGATTCTTGAAGTGTTCTGATTTTAGTTCACCGTGATCTGGCATTTGTACCATAGCATTCATGTAAAACGATGGTAGTTCAAAGTGTCCAAACAGATATTTGGATTGTAACTTCTCAATACGCCGCCATTCCTCACCTACTAACCACGGAACCAGTGCTACATCTTCAATAACCTGTATCTCATCTACCACTGTAATGTTAGGAATGTGTTTTGCAAACTCAGTTGACTTAACATCACGCTTGTCTTTGTAGTACAAGTCGTGGTTACCAGCAAACATATAGAACTTTTCAAACGATTCACCTAGTTTCTCCAACAACCGTATGGTTGTATCCATAGTTGTAAGGTTCAAACTGTTCCTATTATGGTGCCAGTCGCCGCAAAAGATGCCTGTTTCGCAATTGTTTGCTTTTGCTGTTTCAATATACCAATCGATATAGTCTTCACAGTCCTGATTATGGACACGTGAGTTGCCTTTCATACCTAAATGTATGTCAGTAAATACTGCTGCCTTTTTAAACAATAGAATACTCCACTTCTAACACAGTATAGCGGAGATTGATTTAGAAATCAACCTTTATTTGCGTTTTCTCTGCGCTGTGCTGCTTCCCATTCGCCACTATGTAAGCGTGTATGCGATGGATTCATATCATTCATTTCTAAAATGTCGTCTCTAATGTTTTGATTACGTTTTTCAATGTTGATTACACGTACAAAACTGTTTGTAACGGCTGCTGTGTAGTAAGCAAATGGGTTTTGCGACTTTGATTCGTCGAATTGTAGTCCAATTTGAGCAAGTTGTAGGATTGCTTGTCCTCTCATTTCATCATTGTATGTGTATCCACGCACATTGCCTCTTGTTGCGTAGCGATCACACAGTTTCATCCACATGCGGGCAAGTTCGTTAGTAGCTTTGCCGTGTGTTTTATCAAAGTAACCGTTTTCCATTCCGCCTACCCAATGACTTTTACCTACACAGACTAGGTTGTTGTTATCATCAAACTTGTAATGTTGGAATGGAGGAAAGTTTAATTTTGTTTTATGATCTGCAACTGTCTTAGGATTTTTCTTGCGTCCTGGCTCGTCTGGAATATGATCAAATGTCATTATACGGAACACAAGGTCTGTTTTTTCAATTTTTCTATAATCAACTTCAAATTCTGCCTGCTTTACTTTTTTACCAGCAGCTTTTGCAGCTTCATATGCTTGTGTTCCTTGTTTCTTTGCCTTGTTACGTTTTGCTTCTGCTATAGTTCTGATGTTTATTTTGTCAATATCAGTAAGTATGATATCATAATTTGCATATTCAGGTGCTACATAACTACAAAACGTTGCTTTTGACTTGTGTATTTCCGCTAACATGTCCTTGTTGTTTAAATAATTTACTTTTCTTGCCATATTTAGATCAATCCTTTTTTACATTATAATATACGCACATATTTTTGTCAACTAAATACTATGTAGGAGTGAATATGGCTAATAATCCAAGACAAGCAAACAATTTGGGCAATGTTGATGCACAAACAAGAACCTTTGTTGGTTCTCGTGGGTCGAGAGATATTGTTATTACAAATCCTGGCGATATTACCAGACAAAGAAGATTAAACAATCTTCCAAATGGTGCTGAACCGTCACAATCATTATCTCAAACAGCAACTTTTTTGCCTACTGATGATACACAACCAGACTGGAGGGTAAAAATCAGTGTTCCTGCATTATCTACCTATAGAACAAGTTCAATTTTACAACCTTTGGCAAAAACTGGTTATAATGTTGTATTTCCTGTAACTCCTATGATTAACTTAGTAACAAGTGCTATGTATGAAGATTTCTCTCCTGTACATAGTAATTATCCTTTTCCTTCATATGTTAATAGTAGGACAGAAGATATAACAATATCTGGAAGTTTTCCTGTGCAAACACAAGAAGATGGATTGTATTGGTTAGCAGCTATTCACTTTTTTAGGAGTTTAACCAAAATGTTCTATGGAGAGACTAGTGAAAAAGGTGCTCCGCCTCCTGTTGTAAAGTTAAGCGGTTATGGAAGTTATGTTATGAATAATATTCCAGTTGTCATTACACAAATGACATTTGATTTGCCAAATAATGTTGATTATTTGCAAGTAGGTGCTGCTGGTATCACACCTGACAAATATCAAATGGTTCCAACAAACAGTACTATTGCTGTATCTTGCAGACCTGTGCATAGTAGAGCAAAAATTAGTGAATTTTCTTTGGATAACTTTGTTTCTGGTAATCTTTCAGATAAAGGATTTATCTAATGGCGCAATATGGAAAAACTAGTCCTTGGGGAAACACAGATTTTACCAACACAGGTGAATTAGATATATTAAGGATACGTCCTGTACCAGCAGAAGATGATGATATTTTATATACAATAGAACCGCAATATACATATAGACCTGACTTGCTTGCTTTTGACTTGTATGGCACTGCAAAGTTGTGGTGGATATTTGCTCAACGCAATATTGATACATTAAAAGATCCTGTGTTTGATTTTATACCAGGTACCAAAATATATCTACCTAAGTCGTCAGCAGTCAAAAAAGGTCTTAATTTATAATGGCAATAGAAACAAACAGCTTACATCAGTTTAGCAGTTTTAACAATATCTTCACTTTTAGTTGTTTAACACGTGAAGAAATTGCTGTTCCCAACGAAACCTATAGAAATTATGGCCCTGCTAATGTTATTTTCCAAAGTGGCGGTACATATGAAAATAAAGTCACAACAGAATATGAAACAGCAATAGGCGGCAAATTAGAATATTATATTGATAATGTAATGATAGAAGCATTATGTGTTCCTAATACAAAATCACGTAGTACAAATGCAACATACATAGAGTTTACAGTAACAGAACCATACAGTATGGGTCTATTTCTGCAAACTTGTCAAATAGCAGCAAACATGAGCGGCTATACAAACTATCAACGTGCGCCTTACATGCTTAGTATTGAATTTATTGGCTATGATGATGACGGTGATATTATTGTTACAGAAAGCGGACAAAATTTACGCAGAGATATTCCTGTAAAAATTACAAATATTACATTTGAAGTTAATCAAGGCGGAACAGTTTATACTGTTGAAGCAATGCCTTGGAATGAACAAGCATATTTAGATGATAAAACAGGTGTTCCTATTGATATTGCACTCAAAGGCAACAGCATAGAAAAATGTTTGCAGAGTGGAGAGCAAAGTTTATGCACAGTTATGAACGGACACTTTGAAGAATTAAAACAGCAAAACAAACTTATCGAAGCTGACGAATTTGTTGTTACTTTTCCTAAAGATATTGCAACAAAATTTAATCCAGCACAAGTTGCAAGCACTAGTGACGTAGGAGCAACTACAAAAAGTGTGACCAGTAGAAGAGGCAGTAGTCTTTTTGGTAGAGTTGCAGCAGGTGCAATTGGCGGTATTATTAGTGGTGGATTAAGCGGAAATAAGAATATTGGTCAAAATGCTCTAAGTGGTGCGTTAGGAGGAGCACTTGGAGGAGTTTTAGGCGGCGGTCTTGGCGGATTTGGTGGCGGATTAATAGGTGGATTACTTACTAATTTTAAAAGTGGAAATACACAAGGATTATTTGAAGGCATAAGCGGATTTTTAGGCGCACAAGCACCTCAAAACTTTGAGAGTTTTCTAAGTATGATTACTGGACAAATTTTAACCAAAAGCAGTATAGGTGAAAACCTAGCAAGAATAGCACAAGATCCTAGTAGTCTAAACAATTTAGGTAAAGCAAAAATAATTTCTGGTCATGAAGAACAAGGTAAAGCACCTATGGCGCAAACTGGACAAGTTTATGACAAGAAAAACAAGGTTTACACAAGAGCAAAAAATGTAGTCAGTAACGACGAACGTGTGTTTGAATATCCTGCAGGCACAAGTATGATTAAAATTATTGAAGATGTAGTTTTAACTAGTCAATGGGCAAAAGATTTAAAAGAAAGAGCACCAGACGAAAACGGAATGGTACCTTGGTTTAGAATTGATGCAGAAACATATTTAAAAGCTAACCAAACACAAGAAAATGTATATGGCGAAGATGCAAAAGTTTTCCATTATAAAGTTGTAGAATATATGGTGCATAGTAGTCACTTGCAAAGACCAAGCGACCCGGGTGTAAATTACAATGCTTTACGTGAAAATGCAATCAAAGAATACAATTACATCTACAGTGGCGAAAACACAGATATATTAAATTTTGATATACAATTTAATGCAGCATTTTTTCAATTTCTACAGTCAGATTACGGACAAGGTACAGTAGATTTTAAAACAGGTGGAATACAACAGAACACTGTGCAATCAAAACCAGAAACATTAACTATGAAAACAGAAAATTCTGGTGCATTTAGTGCTAATGGTGCGGTAGTACAAAGTTTTAATCCAAGCTCAAGCACACAGGGCAATGGCGGTGCTGGAATTGATAACAGTAAAATACGTTGGGCAAGACAATTCCATGATAACATTTTAGGATCTGGCAGTATGGACTTGGTAGAAGTTGATTTGGAAATATTTGGAGATCCGTATTTTATTGTTGATACTGGCATGGGCAACTGGACAGATGAACCAGGAAGTTTAAACAGCACAGCAAATGGACAAGTTGAATATCAACGCAGTGAGTGTGATATACTTTTAAACTTTAGAACACCCATTGATTACAATCCGGAAACAGGCGGTATGATATTTCCAGAAGATACAATACCTGTACAACAGTTTAGCGGCTTGTATAGAGTTACAAAAATCACAAACGAAATACGTGGAAACAAATTTACACAAGTTTTAAAATTATTACGTAGAAGAGGGCAACCAGAGGATACAAACACAACTGGTGATAATCCAGTTAAAGTTAGAGATACACAGCCAAATGAAAATATGGCAACACCGTTTAAAGGTTAAAAAATGGAAAAGAAAACAGCAAGTATAGAAACCTCAGAACAAAAACGTACCGCTGGTATAGTTGAGCCAACAAAAAACGCTGGCCCATTTATTGCCCGTGTTATTAAACATGCTGATCCATATTACCTTGGTGGTTTAGAAGTTGAATTGTTAAAAACTACAGAAGCAGGCAATGTTGGAGAAACACTAGGACAAACTGCTATTGTTTATTATGCAAGTCCTTTTTACGGTGTAACTGGCGCACAGCATTTAGGCAAAAACGACAGTTATTCAAACACACAAAAAAGTTATGGTTTTTGGATGGTACCGCCTGATCCAGGCACACTTGTACTTGTAACATTTGTAGAAGGTAGCAGAGAGTTTGGCTATTGGTTTGCTTGTATTCCCGAAAAAGGCATGACCTATATGTTACCAGGTGGTCAACCTGCAACAGAACAAACCAGTGGTAACATTCCAAAAGAATTAAAAGGTAAAAAATTACCAGTTGGAGAATACAACAAAAAAATTACAAAACCTAGCACAAACAATGTTGTAAAATACAAAAGACCTGTAAATGAAGACTTTGTTAATATATTAAAAGAACAAGGCACTGTAGAAGATGATATTAGAGGTATTACAACTACAAGTGCGCAACGTGAATTTCCAAGTGCAGTTTATGGATTTAGTTCTCCAGGTCCGCTTGATAAACGTGGAGGATCTCCGCAAGGTAAAGTTGGTATAAAAGAAAGTCAAGCAACTGTGCATACAAGTCGGTTGGGTAGTAGTAGTATTGTAATTGATGACGGCGATGACAAGTTTCTACGCAAAGGATCTCCTGAAGATACACCATATGAATATGTCAATAAAGAAGCAAGTGAAGCAGGCGGCGATGTAACACGCCCTGCTAATGAGATGATACGTTTCCGCACACGCACAGGTGCGCAAATTATGATTAATACCAGTGAAGATTTGATCTACATTAATAACAGTAGAGGCACTGCATGGATAGAAATGTCAAGTAATGGCAAACTTGATGTTTATGCAAAAGATAGTATTAGTTTTCACACAGAAACAGATTTCAACTTTATTGCAGATAGAGATATAAACTTTGAAGCTGGCAGAAATATTAACATGATGGTAAATTACAACCTTAATATTAGTGCAGCTCAAGATTATCAACTACTAGTCGGACGTAATGGAAACATAAAATTTAAAAACAATTTAGATACTACTGTTACTAATGATATGAAAACAACTGTGTTGAATGACAAGCATGTTTTAGTTACAAATGATTTATTTGAAACTGCACAAAATGATGTGAATATATATGCAGGTAATAATATGAATTTGAGCGGCAAAGCAGGTGTAGGTGGATACAGCGGAGGAGATATGAAACTAACAGCAGTTGGTACAAGTAATATTAAATCTAGTCATCATAAAGAAACTGCAAACCGTATTGATATGAACGGTCCACCTGCGGCTACTACTGAACCTGCACCAGAAGCAACTGAAGCAGTTTTACCTATAAAAGCATTTTTCCCACAACGTGTTCCACAGCACGAACCATGGCAAGGACATGAAAACTGGAATCCATTAGAAACAGCACCTGAAAATACACAAGCTGTTGATACAGAAAGCCAAGACATACACATGGAAGAACGTCCTGTACATACTGATAGGACACCAATGAATGAATTAAAACCGGAGGATGATTGATGTTTAAGGTAATTGGGGGCGAACTAAAAACAGCAGCATTACGAGAAAGTAATAAAATATTAGGAAACGCAGTAAATCAAATTGCAGCAAAAAACCCTATACCAACTATTGCAACAGTAGGTGCAATTCAAGGTTTTGCATCAAGTGGAAATTTACAAGGTGCAATTAGAGGGGCAGCACAAGGTGTCATAGGAGCTGGTTTACAGCAACTTGGAAATCAAATACCTCCTCAATTAGCAGGCGCCGCAGCAGCATTGCAAGGCATTGCCAATCCAGCAGCATTTACAGCAAACGGTTGGATAAATCCAGATACATTAGCAGGCGGTTATACAAATGCGGTGAGAAACGCTACTGGACAAGTAGGTACGCCAACTTCAACCTATGCAGGTACTATAGATGCATCTAATCCTTCTAAAGCTAGAACAATAATTATTGATGCTACACAAGGTGAAGTTCTAAATATCAAAGACAGTTTTTTACAAGGTGTTGCAGGTGGGTTGAGCAGCATAGCTGGACAAGGTATTAATAATCTATTAGGTAGTTTACCTAGCACAATGCAAAACCTATTAAGTACAACAGGATTAACTGGTGCATTAGGCAGCGCAATCAGTGGAGGTTTAGGAAAAGCATTAGGCGGACTTGGAAACGCATTGGGAGATGTTGCTGGCAAACTAGCAAACGGGTTAGGTGGAGCAATTGCAAGTATTCCTGGTGTAGGACCTGTGTTTGAAGGATTTACAAAAGGAATTAGTTCTTTTGCTAAAAATTTAGATGGTGCAGTAAAAGGATTGCCTACAGATTTACAAATAGCAATCAGTGGTGCTGCTGCACAAGTAGGTGCTAATTTAATAGGAAAAGCATTTAAAAAACCAAATGTTGTAAAAGATGTAGGAAGACAAGTTGCACGTAATATTGCTTTTAAAGAAAATCCTATTACTCAAGTAAATGCGATTGCCGAAACTGCTAATGAAGTCCATAGAAAAATATACAAAAGCACAGGAGATAAGAGCTTTTTAAATGCAGCAAATGCAGCTAGAAAAACAGCTAAAAAGTTTGGTACAAAACTTGTAAAAAAGAATAGTTTATTTTTATTAGATAACAATAAAGAACAAGTTACGCAACCTAATAAAATTGTAAATGGACAAGTAACAAATATTAATAGCAACACTGTAAAAAAATCAACAACTAGTAACATTTGTTATCTACCAACAGATCCAGATTATAATAGAATTGCTGAATACATACCATATGATGATATTGATGCCTGTTTAATATCTGGTGGCATTTCGAGGTAGGATAAATACGTTATGGCTACAAATGAAAAACCACTTTACAAAAATATCAGTATAAGTTCTCCTGCTACAGAAGAATCTGTAACCAGCAAACAATACAGAGGTATCAGTACCGTAGCCAATCCACGTGGATTTAATTTATATGACTTGGAAATAATCAAGCAAGACATTATAAATCACTTCCATATTCGCAAAGGTGAAAAACTAGAAAATCCTATGTTTGGCACTGTTATTTGGGACGTATTATTTGAACCATTTACAGAAGATTTAAAAGAATTGATTATTCAAGATATTACAGAAGTAATCAATTATGATCCTCGCATTAGCGTAGAAACTGTAACTGTTGATGCATACGAAAGCGGATTGCAAGTTGATTGTACATTAACTTACATTCCGTATAGTATTAGCGAAACAATGCGTATTAAATTTGATCAAAACAACGGCCTTCTTTAATATACGCACATTATTACTTCAGGTAAATATACTATAAAGTGAGGAATGGCATATGTCAACGACAGACAGGCAAAATCGACTTCTATTAGCAGAAGATTGGAAAACGATATATCAAAGTTTCAAATACGCAGACTTCCAAAGCTATGACTTTGACAATCTACGTAGAACAATGATCACATACATCAGAGAAAATTATCCTGAAGATTATAACGATTATATTGAAAGCTCAGAATATCTTGCACTGATTGATTTGATTGCATTTTTAGGTCAAAACCTAGCCTTCCGCACAGACCTAAATGCTAGAGAAAATTACATTGAAACAGCAGAGCGTAGAGAAAGCATTCTCCGCCTTGCAAGACTTATTAGCTACAATGCAAGTAGAAACACAACGGCCAATGGTTTATTAAAAATTGACAGCATTAGCACAACAGAAGATGTGTTTGATGCAAATAACAATAATCTCAGTGGCCAAACAATATTATGGAATGATGCAACCAATCCTGATTGGTATGAACAATTTACAAAAATTCTTAACGCAGCATTGCCATCAAATTCACGTTTTGGTCGTCCTATCAAAAGAACAAATGTAGATGGAGTTATTACAGAACAATATAGATTTAATGGCACTAACACAGATGTTCCTGTTTTTAGTTTTACTAAAACAGTTGATAACAAAAGTAGAAAGTTTGAAATTACCAGTGCAGGCATTGATACAGCAGATAATTTTATCTACGAAGAAGAGCCATTTCCTGGCAACAAACTAGCATTTTTGTACAGAGACAACGGGCAAGGTGCTGGTAGCTCTAACAGTGGATTTTTCTTTCATTTTAGACAAGGTACATTAAACAATAATGTGTTTTCTATTTCAAATCCTGTACCAAATACAACTGTTAATATAGATACAGACAATATCAATGAAACAGATGTTTGGCTGTATAAACTAGACAGTAATGGAGATGAACAAGATCTTTGGAATAAAGTGAGTAGTGTTGAAGGTAACAACATTGTTTATAATAGTGTTGAAAAAGGCGTGCGTGATATTTACGGTGTGTTAAGTAGAATTAATGATAGAATTAGTTTAATCTTTAGTGACGGTGTTTTTGGTACACTACCTAAAGGCAGTTTTAAAGTATATTATAGAACAAGTTCAAACGAACAGTACAAAATTAATCCTGCAGATCTTATCGGCATTCAAATACAAATACCATATCTCAGTAAAAATTCAACTAATGAAACATTAAACTTGGTCTTAGATTTGCAAAGCACTATATCAAATGCAGATGCAAGTGAAACAGATGAAAGTATTAAAACAAATGCACCTAGCACATTTTATACGCAAAATAGATTAATAACTGGTGAAGATTATAATATAGGTCCGCTTGGTATCAGTCAACAAATTATTAAAACCAAAAGTGTTAATCGTACAAGTAGTGGTATTAGTAGATATTATGATTTACGTGACGCAACAGGAAAATATAGTAATACATTAATGTTTGGTGATGATGGAAGTTTATATACTGAAGATCTTGCTAAAAAATTTAGTTTTGATTTTACAACAAGAACAGACATTGAAAGTGTAATAAACAATCAAGTAATTGAAATTATTCAACATACACAAACTAAAAACTTTTATTACAAATATTTTGATAGAAACACCAGTGTTGAGGATTTAGATTTTACATGGAATCCAACAACAAATGATACAAATCAAAGCAGTGGTATATTTCAAGACCAGTTTGATATTGCAGTAGCAGTTAGTAGTTTTACTGCTAGTGTTATGAGATTTGTTTCTCCTGGTAGTTTAGTTAAATTTATTGCACCTACAGGACAATACTTTGATAAAAATAACAATCTAGCAATTGGCACGCCAAGTGTATTAGGCGATAAAACATACATTTGGACAAAGGTTATAAGTGTTTTTGAAAACGGCACTGTACAAGATATTGACAGCAATTTAGGACCAATTCTGCTTAATGAAAATATACCAAGTGGTGCTAAGATAGCTGAAATAGTTCCTGTTTTAAATTTAACAATTGTCGATGATACATTAAGTCAAATGGTTGATCAAATTTTTTCATACAAAACCTTTGGCTTAAGATACGACCAAGAAACCAGCGATTGGAAAGTTATAACAAATTTAAATCTAGACACGGTAAATCCATTTAGCCAAGGACGTACTGGAGATGCAACAGGTACTAACCAAGACAGCAGTTGGATATTTTTATTTGAAACCAATGGTGAAACTTACACAGTAACACATCGTGGTTTACGTTATGTGTTTGAAAGCGATGAACAAATACGTTTTTACTTTGATGGAAATGACAGAATTTATGATAGTAAAACTGGACAAATTGTTACTGATACAATTGATGTATTAAGCAATAATAATCTACCAGATAGTTTAACTAATTTTACCCAAAACTGGAAGTGGCAAGTAATTAGTGCATACAGAGGCGATGCTGGTTATGTAGATAGTAAAAAATTAGAAGTAGGATTTGTTGATACAGACGCCGACGGAGTTATTGACGATCCAGACTTATTTACACAGATTGTTGCACCAGATTATTTGCCTGATACCAAATATATTTTTGCTAAGAAAATTTTAAGAAATGATGTAGAAACTTATGAATATGCAGATGCTGAAGAAAATAACATTATTGTCATTTCAAACGAAGCCGCCGCAGGATCATTAAGTGCATATACTAATAATCCAGTTTTTTATATTAGTAGCAAAGATGTATTTAAAAGAATCAACAGTTTAATGACTGGTTTAGAATTAGACATTAATTGGCGTGCTTATAAAGGTAGGGATAAATTAAGATTTAATTACAGACATGCCGCAGCTGAAAATCGCAGAATTGATCCTAGCAGTAGTAACATAATTGATTTGTACCTTTTAGAAAAAACATATGATACAGAATTTAGAAAATTCTTAAAAGGCGATATTACAACTAAACCTTTACCACCAAGTAGTGATGCATTGTATTTAAATTATGGACAAGATATCAAGAAAATTAAAAGTATAAGTGATGAATTAATTTATCATCCAGTAAAATACAAACCATTGTTTGGTAGTTTAGCTGATGAAGATTTGCAAGCAACAATTAAAATTGTTAAAAACACAGCAAGAGTTGTAAATGATAACGAAGTAAAATCAAGAGTTATTGACAGTATTAATGAATATTTTGCACTTGAAAATTGGGACTTTGGAGAAACATTTTATTTTAGTGAATTAGCAGCATATGTTATGAAGCAAGTTTCTCCTGATGTAGCTAGTATTGTGTTAGTACCAAAAAGTGAGACACAAGTATTTGGTAGCCTATACGAAATAGTTTGCGAAAATGATGAAATATTTGTAAATGCTGCAAATGTTAGTGATGTAGAAATTATTGACAGTATTACAGCAGCAAGATTAAAAGCCACAGGAACAGTAGTAACTAGTGACGATGTTTTAAACACAGGAATACAAAGTAGCGTGACAAATACCAATATTATTACCGAAGGAAATGATTACTAATGGCATACGAAGATAACCAAAACGAATATCCTATTCCAGGTCGCAATGATAGTAAAAGAACCAATGCCTCTTTATTACCAAGATATTTTCGTACCGATGCTAACAAAAAATTTGTAGGAAGTACATTAGATCAATTAACATCTCCTGGTGTTGTTGAAAAATTAAATGGCTTTGTAGGTAGCAGAGAAGCTAAAGCAGCCGTTATTACCGACAACTATATTGAAGATATAAATCAAGAACGTGAAAATTATCAATTAGAACCATATACAATCATTGAAGATGATTTAGGCAATATAGATTTTAATGCTGATTATTTAGATTTACTTGGACAAGTTAATGGCTTCGGTGGCACAACTACCAATCATGACAAGTTGTTTGCTCAAGAGTTTTATGCATGGAATCCACATATTGATTTTGACAAGTTCACAAACTTCCGTGAATATTATTGGTTACCAAATGGGCCACAAGAGGTTCCTGTAAGAGGAACAGGTATTGATGTTGTAAGCACATTAAAAGTTAGACTTGAATATGATGGCGGCGATGCAGCATTTGTATTCACACCTGACGGAGTTACTCGTAATAAAATATTAACACTGTACAGAGGTCAAACATATAGATTTGAAGTAGATACTCCTGGTCATCCTTTTGGTATTGCACTAAGCAGATTAAAAAATGTTCCTTATGCTGACAGCACAGAATATGTAGAAAATTTATATTTAGAAGGTGTATCTATTACAGAAGAATATGACGATACTGTTGTATTTAGAGAAGACCTAGTAGGTGATGGATTCTTAGAAAAAGGTGTGTTAGAATTTACAGTGCCAATGAATGCACCTGATAACTTGTATTATATCAGTCAAAATGATATTAATGTCAGTGGTAATTTAAATTTATTTGATATTGAAGAATCAACAGTTCTAAATGTTGAAGAAGAAATCTTAGGAAAGAAAACCTATAAAACAGTAGATGGCTGGGACTTTTCTAATGGTATGAAGGTGTATTTTACAGGCACAGTATATCCTGAGTCTTATGAGCAAGGATTATATTATGTAGAGGGTGTTGGCGAATCGATCGAACTTGTTGCAGTAAAAGATTTACAAGTACCTGCAATCTTTACACAGGATACACAAGTGCCATTTGACATTAATCCTTTTGATAGAGTGCCTTTTGGCGATGCAAAAAGTTTTGCAGGAACAAAAGATTATGTGTGTATTAACCGCAGAGACAAAAGTAAAAACCCTTGGAGTAGATACAACCGTTGGACACATAAGAGTGTTATAGAAAAAAGTGCAGAAATAAACAATACACCTATTGAAATTTTTGAAGACCTTAGAGCACTAAGACCTATCATTGAATTTGAACCAAACTTAAGATTGTTTAATCATGGTAACAAAGCCAAAGCAGCAGTAGATCTTGTTGATACTTTTACACCTGATGTGTTTAGCACAATTGAAGGTAGTGCAGGTTACAACGTTGATGGTGTAGATTTAGCAGATGGAATGCGTGTGTTATTTACAGGTGATCAAGACTCTCTTGTAAATGGTAAAATTTACGAAGTTAATTTTATCACACATAATAACAATATACAAATCAGTTTATTAGAAACCGGAGATACACTGCCTGCTGAAAACGAAACAATTTTAATTTTAGATGGTGATGTTAATGCTGGTTGTATGTATTGGTATGATGGCAATCAATGGAATAAAGCACAAGACAAGTCAGGTATAAATCAATCTCCGTTATTTGATTTATTTGATAATGATGGAAACAGCATCGGTGATCAAACAATTTATGATAGTACAGAATTTGTAGGAAACAGAATTTTTAATTATCGTGTTGGCGAAGGTACAAAGGATACCGAATTAGGATTTCCTTTGACATATCAAAATTTTGTTAATATTGGTGATATAGTTTTTGATTTTCCGTTATTAAGTAAATCTTATAATTATAAGGTTGGCAATGATTTTGTACAAATATTTAGCGATACATTGTTTTTGAAAAAATTTGTAAATGAAACAGATCAATATGTAAATGCATGGAAAAAGTCAAATACAAAATCGCAACAATATGTTGTTAGAAAATTTACAGGATCAGAATATGTAAATAATTTTCCTATTGATGTTTATAATAACAGTGCAGAATTAGATGATTTAAAAGTTAAGGTATATGTTAATAGTTTATATAAAACAGAAAGTACAGACTATACTTTAGTAAATTCTAGTAAAACAAAAACCATTGTCTTTAACAACGATTTACAATTTGAAGATATTATTGTAATTAAAACACATAGCAAAGCAGATAAAAATAACAATGGCTATTACGAAATACCTTACAATTTAGAAAGAAATCCTCTCAATGAAAATATAACTGAATTTACTCTTGGAGAAGTTAATGATCATGTAGAAGGATTAATAACTGAATTACAAAATTTCCAAGGCACACAGCCTGGTATTAGTAATTTAAGAGATTTAGGTGATGTTGCAGCATATGGCAGAAAATTTATTCAGCATAGCGGACCAATTAATCTTTCTATGTATAATCTAGTTTCAAAAAATGCAAATATAATAAAAGCAGTAAGATATGCATCTAATGAATATCAAAAATTTAAAAGACAGTTTATTCAAATTGCAACTGACAATACATTTAACGGTACATTAAAAGAACACGTTGATTTTATTTTTAATTTGTTAAATGAAGATAAAACAGAAAAAACAAATTTTTATAGTACAGACATGGCAGGCACTGGCGGCAGTGTTGAAATTAAGTATGATGTTTTAGACAACAGATTAAAAACATATGCCTTAAGTGCAAACTTTTCAAAAGATGTAATTAGTAATCTTGCAGTATATGTGTATATAAACGATGAACAACTTGTACATGGTAAAGATTATACTTTTACAAATACAGGTTTTGTGAATATCTCAAAAGAATTTGCAAATGGAGATGTAATTAAAATTTATGAATATGCAAATACAGAAGGTAGTTTTATTCCTCCTACTCCTACAAAAATAGGATTGTATCCAACATATGTTCCTGAAAAGTTTTTAGATAATTCATATAGAGAAAATACTAATGTGATTAGAGGGCACGACGGTAGTTTGATGATTGCATACGACGATTATCGTGATGATTTAATTTTAGAATTAGAAAAAAGAATTTACAACAATTTAAAAGTATCATATGATGAAGATATATTTGATATAAATGATATTATCGGTGGCTATAGTAGAGACACTGGGGTCTCAAGACAAAGCATTGACGATATTATAATTACAGATTTTGTTAAATGGTTAGATGTTGCTAAAATCAATGATTATACAAACAATGACTTTTTAGTGCAAGGCGATTCTTTTTCCTATAATTATAGCAAAAGTGTAAATTCAAAAAATCAACTGTTACCAGGTTATTGGAGAGGTGTATATTTACAAGCATATGACACCGATCGTCCTCACACACATCCTTGGGAAATGTTAGGCTTTGCAAGTCAGCCAATATGGTGGAAAGAAGTTTATGGACCTGCACCATACACAAGTAACAATTTAATTTTATGGTCAGATTTGCAAAAAGGCATTGTGAGAGAACCAGGGCAACCTGTTGTAGTACGTTCTAAGTATGTAAGAAGCAATTTGTTAGAGCATTTGCCTGTTAATGAAAACGGACAATTGTTGTCACCTTTAGAAAGTGGATATGCTCAAAATTTTAGTTTTTCTGTGCAACAAAGCACAGAATACAAATTTGGCGATCATGCTCCAGTAGAAACTGCATGGAGAAGAAGTAGCGGATATCCTTTTGCTTTACTAACAGCAATGATTTTGTTACGTCCTGCACATACAATTGGTATTGGATTAGACAGATCTAGAATTACAAAAGATAAAACAAATAATATTGTTTATGGAAATACTAATAAAAGAATAAACACAAAAAATTTAACATTCCCAACTATCAATGGAAATATAACTGGTGGATTGTTAAATTACATTTTATACTATACCCAACTTAACAATGAATTTTCTTTCGAAACTTATATAGATAACATTCAACGTATTGATAATAAAATAGGTTTTAAACTTGCAGGTTTTGCTAACAAAGATAAACTAAAATTGGTTTTAGATAGTAAAACACCCTTAAACCAAGGCAATGTGTTTGTACCTTTTGAAAATTATAATTTAACATTTAGAAGTAGTGCTCCTTTACAAACAATAACATATAGTGGTGTTATTGTTGAAAAAGTAAGCAGAGGATTTAAAATTACAGGATACGATCAAGAAGATCCGTATTTCTTTTATAATGCAGTATTAGAAAGTGCAAATGATCCAGTTGTAAATGTTGGCGGAATTAGCGAAAGTTTTTCTACATGGTCTGATAACAAAACTTATGTAGCTGGTAAAATAGTTGAGTTTAATGATAGGTATTATAGAGTAAATGTCACTCATACCTCAGAAGAAAATTTTGACGAAACTAAATTTACACCTTTAAGAAGTTTGCCACAGGTTGGTGGTGTAAATGCATATTTTAGAAAACGTTTTGATACTAATATTTCTCGCATTGATTACGGAACTGTTTTGACTAGTATTCAAGACGTTGTAGATTTTCTTTTAGGTTATCAAAAACATTTATTATCACAAGGATTTATTTTTGATTATTTTAACAAAGAAACTGAAGCAATTGAAAATTGGTCACTAGCAGCAAAAGAGTTTATGTTTTGGACAAGTCAAAACTGGGCTCAATCAAGTATCATAACATTAAGTCCTGCTGCTAATAATTTGGTATTTTCACAAGATTATTATGTTGTAGATAACTTGTTTGATAGTTTTTATAATTACCCTGTACTAAATCAAAATAGTAAAAAACTAAACTTTAACTTTTTTAATGTTTATAGAGATAATTCTAACAACTTCCAACTCACTTCAAGCGAAGATGGTATCTTCTTAATAAAATTACCATTAATTCAGAAGGAACATGTTGTTTTAATAGATAATACAACTGTGTTTAATGATGTTATTTTTAGCAAGAACACAGGTTATCGTCAGCAAAGAATTAAAATTGTTGGATATAGAACAGATCAGTGGAATGGTAGTTTAAATATTCCTGGTTTTATTTACGATGATGCAAAAGTAACTGAATGGGAATCATATAAAGATTATACTGTTGGCGAACTTGTAAAGTTTAAAGAATTTTATTATGCAGCAATTGCATCTCATAATGGCACTGAAAACTTTGATTTTAATTTATGGTCTAGACTACCAGAAAAGCCGGAAAACAAACTTCAACCAAACTGGGATTACAGAGCAAATCAATTTGCAGACTTTTATGATTTAGATACAGATAATTTTGATTCTGAACAACAAAGGTTAGCACAACACTTGATTGGTTATCAAAAAAGAAATTATTTGTCAAACATTATACAAGACGATGTAAGTCAGTACAAGTTCTATCAAGGATTTATACAAGACAAAGGCACATCAAATAGTGTAACAAAATTGTTTGATAAACTAGGAAGTGCTAACCAAGACAGTATAGAACTTTATGAAGAATGGGCAATACGAGTTGGTCAGTATGGTGCTGTATCTAGTTTTGATGAGGTTGAATTTAAATTAGATGAAAAGCAGTTTAGAATTGAACCGCAAACAGTAGAATTAGTAAATCAAGTAGATAATACTAGAACAGATTTAGTTTATCAATATCCAAGTTCTGATGTTTTAATTAAACCATCAAACTACGATCAAGGGTTTTTACCAGTTAATAACACAGTAAATGAATATACTAAAACTGGTGGCTATGTAAAATTAGATCAAGTGGACTTTTTAGCAAAAGTTTTAGAAGATATTTTAACAGTTGATATTGATACAGTTGATATCGGTTCATATGTTTGGACGCCCAAAGATGAAACAAGTTGGATGGTTTATCGCCATGTAACTGCACCATATAAAGTCACACATATTGAAAAAACTGATTTAGGTTTTAAAATGTATTTTAACACCAACATCGAATTAGAAGAAGATGCTATTATTGGTATTAATAACATAAATGATGAAGTAAATGGATTTTGGTTAGCAACCAATATTCAACGTAATATTATCAACAACGCTGATAGCACTATTACTCATCCAAATATTGAAATTGAAACTGATAATCCTATCAGCGACGATTATATTGATTTAGAAGATAGCACACTTGGTCTTGTAAGTGAATTTTGTATTAGAAGAGTTACTCAAGTAAGTGATATTAACATAGCTTTACAAACTTATGATTTAAACAACGATAGATTTTGGATTGACGATATAGGTAATGGTATAAGTGCAACTTACGATAATAAACCAACACTTACAAAACTACAAGATATATTAGCCAGCCAAGAATCCAGCGAACTTTTTGGACAAAGTATTGCCGCAAGTTATAACAACACAATATTAGCAGTTGGTGTGCCGGATATAGATGACGGCAAAGTTTATGTTTATACTAGAGGCAGTGATGCACAAGAACTAAGATTAAATCAAACTTTAGAACCAAATATTGATTATCATGATATAGGAAGCGAATTTGGAGACAGTGTTGCAATAACACCAAACGGACAATATTTGTATGTTGGTGCGCCTCTTGCATCAAATGTAAGAAGCAGATACAAAGGTGCTTTAGATCCAATTGAAGAATATGCACAAGGCGATATTGTTAGCAGTAAAGGTGTGCTATGGGAAGCATTAAGAACTGTTACAGTTGAAAGTAGCACAATTAACTTAGAAAGTCAAGACTGGAAACGTGTAAAAATAATTCCAGCCGATCCTGGTGCTGATCCTATGAAGTATTCGCAACAGGGTGTTGTTTATATCTATAAAAAACTTGTAGATAATACTTTTGATTTAATCGATGTAATTTGTAGTAGTGCTCCAGGAACAAATGAAAAATTTGGCATAGGTGTAAAAGCAGTTTCACCTGGTGATTATGATCATAGCTTATATGTGAGAAGTTTAGCAGATAACGGAAGATTGTATGTTATTAATAATGGCGGAATAAATGATGTTGATTCTTATTCATACAATATTGATGAGGATTATCGAGGTGAATGGCAAAGTATTGCAAAATACATAGAAAACGAAATTGTATATTACGAAGGCGATCTATATCAAGCAAATCAAACTGTATTTGCAGGTAATCCTTTTGATACAAGTTTATGGAACCAATTAGACACATTTGTCGATTACACAGGATACTTAACAAGTGATTTAAGCGATACTACTGATTTGTATAATGAAGATAGTAGTGGTTTTGGTTTAGCAACAGATGTTGGTATTACATTTGACATTAGTGGCAACGGTGAAGTTATAGCTCTTTCGGGTGTTTTAAATGCAGCAGAATTTAGAGTTGCAATTTATAGAAAACAAAACGGAAGATATGTATTTGATCAAAACATTGATTCTCCTGTTGATAATGAATTCTTTGGACACAGTGTAAGTTTAAACACGCTTGGAAACAAGTTAGCAATTGGTGCTCCTGATTCAGATGAAGCTGGAATCACAAACGGACAGGTATATATTTACAAGTTAGTAAATCAACAATTTGAATTAGATCAAAAACTATTTTCTCCTGATGGAGAAAAAAATAATAGATTTGGAGTTTATGTAGATCTAGATGGTGAAAAACTAGCTGTAACTAGTGAAAGAGGTGATACAGAATTTGAAATATCTTTTGATGTTTATAATACTGTATATCCAGATTCTTTAGCAAAATTTGGAAGTGCATATGTTAATAGTCCAGGTTCTGGCGAAACAGATGCTCCTACACTGTTTGATAATGGTGCAACAAATATAATTGATAAAGTAAAAGATAACAGTCGTGTTTATCTATATGAAACTATTAACGACAAATTAATATATTCTGAGAAATTATTTTCAAGTACTGATATAAGTGACTCAAATATGAATTACGGATATTTGAATAGAAACCATTTATATGTTGTTGCACCTTCACAACCTTTAGATGATATTATTAATGATTCTACTAATAATAACGGTATTATACAAGACTTTAGATCTGACTTAAATGCAACAGCTTGGACAATTAATTCACAAGTTGAACCTTTTGTAGATTTAAGTAAAATTAAAGGTGTTTGGTTATACGATAATAAAACAAAAGATTTAATTACGTATTTAGATTATATTGATCCTATTCAAGGTCGTATTGCTGGTCCAGCTGAGCAAGAAGTATCGTATAAGCTGTATTATGATCCAGCAGTTTATAATGTAGGTTCAACTGATACTGGCACAAAAGATTTATGGTCAACACAATATGTAGGAAAGTTGTGGTGGAATATTGACACAATCAAATGGTATAATCCTTACCAAGGAGATTTACAATTTAAAACAAATACATGGAATCAAATTATTCCAGGGTTTGACGTTGATATATATGAATGGGTTGAAAGTGATTATATTCCTAGTGAATGGGATGGATTAGCAGATACAACTGAAGGTTTAGCAGAAGGAATAAGTGGCACGAGTTTATATGGTGATGAAACTTATACAGTAGCCAATAGTTATGATCCTGTAACAGGTGTAGCAATACCAAAGTATTATTTCTGGGTAAAATCTAAAACAACATTACCTAACACATATGGTAGAAAAATTTCTGCACTTGATGTAGAAAATTTAATTAGAGACCCAGCAGCTCAAGGTTATAGATTTATAAATTTATTTGATAGTAAAAATTATGCTTTACATAATGTAAGAAATTTAATTAAAGATAAAGACACAATTTTGCATATTGATTATTATAATACTGACGATATAGATAATAATATACACAGTGAATATCAACTTTTAACTGAAGGACTTGCAAGTAGTAAGCCAAATGCAGATATAGTTGATAAATGGGTTGATAGTTTAGTTGGATACAATGAACAAAGTATTCAACTACCAGATACTAGAGTGAGTATTGCTAGACGTTTTGGTATATTAAATGAACCAAATCAAAGTATGTTTGTAAATCGCAAAGAAGCTCTAAAACAAATTATTGAAAGAGTAAATGGAATCTTAACTGAATATGTAGTGGTAGATGAATTTGACATTTCTCCATTACAACAAGTTGATCCAGCTCCTAGTAAGTTTAGTCATCTTTGGGATACCGAAATCGAAAGTGAAAGTTTGCTAAGATTTATCGGTACAGCAAAAATAGAACAAGCTGTTCTTACACCTGTGATAGAAGATGGCAGCATTGTTGAAGTGCAAATTACAAACGCAGGACGTGGTTACATTGATAGTAATTACACAAATGGTGCAACTAGAGACGGACCTACAGTTACAATTGAAGGCACAGGTACCGGTGCAGAAATTAAAACTTACATTAATAATCTAGGACAAATTACAAGTGTAGAAATTATAAATGGTGGTAAAAATTATTTAGACAACACAACACTGATAGTGCGACCGTTTAGTGTGCTTGTAAGAAATGATAGCGACATTGGCGGGTTTTGGGCAATATACAATTGGATTGCAAGCACCGGCGAATGGTTTAGAAATCAAATACAAGATTATGATGTATCCTTATATTGGAATTATATAGATTGGTATGCAGAAGGATATAATGCAGAAACTGCAATTAACTTTATTATTCCTGGCGCTTATGCACTAGAAAGTTTAGATGATAGAATTGGTAGTGTTGTAAAAATTGAAACTATTGGCAGCGGCGGCTGGTTGTTGTTAGAAAAAATTGACAATCAATCAAATGTAGATTATACTGTAAATTATAAATCTATAGGCAGACAAAACGGTACAATTCAATTTAGTAGCCAGTTGTATCAAAGTGAAAACGTAGGATATGACAAACTTATATACGATACAAGTTTTTATGACAGAGAACCTAGTGAAGAAATAAGAATTATTTTAAAAACTATTGAAAATAATTTATTTGTAGATCAATTAGAAGTCGAATGGAATAAACTTTTCTTCAGTAGTATTAGATATGCAATTAGCGAACAAATTGATGTTGATTGGATCTTTAAATCTAGCTTTGTTACAGCAAAACACAACGTAGGTGAATTACAGCAAAAAATTACATATCAAAATGATAATTTACCAAACTATCAAGAGTATATAAATGAAGTTAAACCATTTAGTACTAAAGTTCGTGAATATATCAGTGCATATGAAAAAGTTGATCCTACGCAAACTGTAACAACTGATTTTGATTTACCTCCTGCATATGATGCAGAAGCTGGTCGAGTTATTCCTGAGGCAATAAAATTTGTTAATAATGAACTTACCAATGTTAGTGCTAGTGCTTTGACATATCCAAAACGCAATTGGCTAGACAATGTTGGATTTGAAATCAAAGAGTTTGTAATTTTTAATGGTGGTAGTGGTTATACAAATACAGCTAATGTTACTGTTAGTGGCGGCGGAGGACCTACACTTGAAGGATTTGCATACTTAGGTGGTAGTAGTATCAGTTTTATTGATGTTAATACCAGTGGTGCAAGATATTTTAATACACCAACAGTTACTATAAATGGAAGTTTGGAAGACGGTGGAGAAGAAGCAGTTGTTTATGCTATCATCGGTAACAACCTAGTAAGAAATACACACATGTTGATGCGTTTTGATAGAGTATCGGGTAATTACTTGTTCACAACTTTAGACGAAACAGAAACATTTGTCGGTAACGGTGGTCTTACAGAATTTAACTTGAAATGGCCAGCAAGCACACGAAGTGCAGATATCAGTATTACTGTCGCAGGCGTTGATCAACTTGTAAGCGATTTTACAATTAGTAACGAATTAGAT